CGTAATCGCCACCATCGCATGACATGCCGTAGTATAGGAGACTACGTGGATTACCTAATCCAGGGATCATTGATTGTACGCCTAACTGTATGCCTAATCCTAGTGCTTTTTGCATGTTATCTCCAGGGCTTAAGCGCCAGTGTATTCGATGTAGTGACACCAACCAGATACTGCAGCGCCAGTACTTATGAGACTAACTCGTGTAGTGTCTCCGTAGGGGAAATACTTCCAACCATCTGTTTGCTGGAATAGTATATCGCCTGCCGCAGCACCTACTGCGTCGCCAGTACCGAATCTAAGATAGACATCAGTTGATTCCATCTTGAGTTCTATACCGAAGTTCGAACCACCTAGTTCACCGGATAGCACTACTGCTCCAGCGTCACCAGAGGTGACCGCCAGTGCTCCATGATTTGCGTTACCATACACACCCATTACGACTTTAACTTCTTGTGAACCGGAAGTAAAAGGTGCGTTTACATTTAAATCAGCTTGTGACATTTAGTTTATCCTTTTTATGTGCCTTTAATTGGCTTCGTTATTGAAGATAATCGAAGCGTGTCTTATTTCAAAGCTATTTTATGGGTGCTAGTTCTAAAGTTCTCCAAAATGTCTGCCAATTTCCTATGGCTTTGACGCTAGTCATCTCAATTTCGAACTTAAATGGTATGATACTATTAGGATCAACACCGAAATCACTGAATCTAGTGTTCGTAACTAGAAAATCAACATCTGTTATCTTGCTCTTCGGGAATGACTCAGTAACTGTGTCGCCTATTTGTAGTCCACTTTGAAGTAGTTCGAATTCAACGTCTGCTCTTGGGAAATATGAAGTTGCGTCATCTCTGGCGTACATATCTATGATTCTATCTCCCACATCAATAGCGCCAGCAGTACTTGAGATAGTTCCTTGGTCTTTGTACACCTCTTCGTGCTTACCACTAGTGCCAGAACTTTCTGCTGCTCGGGCAGCTATTTCAGTTGCGTCTGCTACTAATACCTCTGGATAGTTTAGTAATCCATTTGATCCATTTATCATTATCGCTTCACTGGAACCTAGTGGTTTGCCCTGCTGGATATTTTGTGATATGAAATTATCACCCCAGTCCCAGCTCCATTCGTACTGCACATCAATCTGGAATCCACTACCGGCTGTCATATCACCATGATAGACATCAATTACTTCTTCGACTTCGTTGTGGACTACATTGATCTCAAGGTCACTGTATGCGTTGTCAATTGCTGCTTCACCCATCAAGTAGGAACCACTAGTCTCGTTATTGATTACCCCAGATATACCTAACCATCCATCTTCGTCAACATCCTCACACTTGAATCTAGCAACAACCCACGATTGTATACTGTTAGTGGCAGGTACAGAGCTGATTCCAGCTGTCTCCTGTGCCTGATCGCTCATTGTCACTGCGTCTGTAAGTGTGAGCTGATAAGTGAATGTGATTGCACCAGTTTGTGTTCCTGGTCCACGTATGCCACATAGTCGCCTGTATTGAAAATTGCTGGAACCGCCGGGGTTCGTAGCATTCAATACATTTGTAGAAATTGTCTCTCTTACTGGATTACTATCGTTATCCAGTCCAAACAATTCGAAGTCTATACTCGTATCACCGACCACATCGGATGTGCAATATATATGCTCAAATAAATTAGCAGGCCTAGTAAAGCCAGTACCAACACCAGAAAACACTGTAGTTTCCACTGAACTGTCCTGGTAATTTATTCTACGAACTTGACTAGTAGCATCGTCACCACCCACTGGGGGATTGTCCGTGACTGTCACTACTGGTTGGCTTGTTAAGTATTGATCAATGTACCATTCAGTAGTTGTGTTGTCGCCAGATGGGTGTGAGTTATGTGTCGAGCCTGGACCAGATAGAACGAATTGTGAGTTTCGGTATTTATCTCGGTTCTTATTTATGTGGAGATTACGTGAACCGCCAGGTATACCACCAGTTTGTCTGTATGGTGCGGACCATCTTCCACGTTCTAACTGAGTAGCATCGAAATACACTTCATCTATTCCGGCTACAAGGTATAAACCTGCTACAGCGTTATCCGTCGCTGTAAACGTGATCTTGTATCGTTTCCAATTAGCATCAGTAACCATCGATTCACTATATGTTACACTATCATGAACAACTTGGATTTTAGCACCCGTTCCATTACTACCATATGCCCATGCGGAAAACGTGTATGTTTCTCCAGATGTAACTGTTACAAATCTACGTCTACCTGCGTTGGCCTCATTACCTATGGGATGATACGCATAAGTTCCTTCATATACAGTGACAGTTTGAATGTTTTCGCTATCGAATGTTCCGCCAATATCTGACCAATCGGTGAAATCGCCCTCTTCAAAGCCAGCGTTCGTAGTGATCATATTCCGACTTCTGGTTACAGCGTCGCCTCTTCTGAGAAAATTGATTTCTTTATCGGGTGTTATCCACCACGCTGAACTTGTCTGTTTTGCGATATCGTCAAATATCTTACCAACCTTTCGATACGCTCCTTTAACAGATGGTAGCTCTATAGCGGCAAGTTCTGCATCTATTGTTCCACTTGAGAAGCCTTCACCATCTAATCCACTTTCTAGGATATCCGTAATGATGTCAGATATAGTTATTCCATCATAGAATGGATTCTTTAGTTCCTCTCCGTCGTTCACCCAGTCAGTTTTAGCGTGTCGCCTATCACATATACCATCCCATGCTATACATTTGACGTCGTATTGAACGTGTGGGTCATCAGTGCCTGGCGATAGGTCAGTTTCAGGTACTTCGTATATCTCACCTGCAAAATACAGCGTATCGCTTGGATACCAGAAGCTCACACTCTTGCCAACTGCTACGATGTCACCCAATACGGTGTAATCACCAATCAAGCTGAATTCCATGCTCGATCTATCTGTTAAAACCATATCAACAGACAAAGAGTCTTTCAGTAGATACCCTTGGACCTCGGTGTCGGTGTCAGCTGTGTCAACTTTTAGGATAAATGTATCTGCCATTACGACGAACTCCCTCCGATACTAGCCATGTTTCTCGATATTCGTTTCTCTGTTACACTAGCTATCTCTCTACTGTCTAGTCTGTTGTTAACTACAACTGTAATTCCGCCACCAGCCATGCTACTACCACCGCCAGCATCTTGTAGGAATTTGCCCATCTTGCTGAATGGGATGATAGCTTCCGGCTCTTTCTCAGCTACTGTCGCCATCATTGGCGTCATAGCTATTCCACCATCAGCGAATCCGAAGACAGATGCTATACCACCGAGGACAGATGATCCGGATTTTAACCCTTTGTATGCACTTAGTCCAGGCATGAATGCTAGTGCTGCCTTTAGTAACAGTGCCTTGGTTACGACAAAGATCATGTCACGAAGTAAGCTCTGTGCCATTTGTGAAAATGCGGCTGCTAGTCCCTTGAATGAAAACTCAGCATTGGCTATGGTGCTAGCCAGTATAGTTGTTGTTCTATCTATACCAGTTTCCCAGTTACCCCAACCTTGGGTTAACGTAGATACCGCTACTCGTTGTTCTAGTAACTTGTCGTTTATTTCTTGTATCCTATCTGGTGCTTCTAGTCCTGTCCCAGCCAGGAAATCTTCAACTGGTTCAACTGGTCTATCCTGTATGTCCAGCCCACCTGCAGGCACTATAGCTGCGTTCAATTCTGCCTTGGCTGCTGCTGCTCCTGCTGCTGATGCTGCTGCTGCTCCTGCTGCTGATGCAGGTGCTGATGCTGATGCTCTAGTGGCAGCAGCTGTTCTAAACGCTGATTGTTCACTAAGTAAACCAACATCACCTAATACGTCAGCTACTGCCCTATCTGCTCTCTCTGATATAGAGGCAGCGTCTAGTTGCCTTTGATCGTTGTCTGCTACATCACCAGCTAATGTTGGATCGGTTGATGGAACCAGCCCCAACGCTCTATCGAAATTGGCAATTGTACCCTGAGCATTGCGACGGATTTCGAGTGCGGCTTCTTCAGCCACTCTTTTTTCTACTTCAATGTTTCGTCTCGATTGGCTTAATGTAAAGTCCCTAGCCTGGGCTACTACCTCTCCAGCACTAGCAATTTTATCAGCATGTGCATCAGTTTCTGATGCCAGGTGGGATTGATTGGTGATTGAATTCTCTACTTCATCAGATGCAGTATTTAATCCTTCAATCCTAACTTGGTATGCAACCTCTGGTCCGGTACCAGATGCTGATGGTGATGGTTCCTTGACGGTTGCTATTCCAGTTAATGGATCAATGCTTACATCATTAATAGCACCAGTTGCTTCGTTGGCGGCATCTGTTAGATCATCGAATAGTCCAGTTAGATACAATATGCCCCCACCAATAACTAATGTTCCCACTACTCCAGCTGCTATTAATGGATGTAGCATGAGTCCGCCCAATGCAAACATGAGTGGACCAGTGGCGCCTATCAGTGCAACTACGATACCTATTGATGTCTTAGCTCCCTTTGATAAATTAACGAACCACTCCACCACTTTCTGTGCTGTTGGTAGGAAACTAGTGATTATCTCTCTAGAAACTGCAGTCCATGCTTGTTTGAGTTTTGTCATGGCATCTTCAAATTCTGCAGCTGCCTTGGCTTGAGAATCAGTCATAACGCCAAGTTTCTTAGCCTCTTCCATGAGGGCGGTGATTCCAGCCGTTCCCTCACCAAGAAGCGCTAGCAGTTCAGGACCAGCTCTAGCCCCGAATAACTCCATGGAGACTGCGGTTAGTTCTGCTTGATCTTCAACGCCTTCCATTCCACCAGCTACTTCTTGTAGTAGCTCGATGGCACCCTTCATTGAGCCGTCTTGACGACGTACTTCTATACCTAGGTCTCGGAATGCTTTGGATGATGCGTTAGTGCCCTGTGTAGACTTTACTGCTCTATCTTGGATGTTACGGAGGGCACGTTCGACAGTAGACATAGATGCACCAGATCGTTCAGCAGCGAATCTCAATGCATCGAGACTCGAAACACTTTCACCTGTTCTAAGTGACATCTTATGTAGTGCATCACCTGTTTTAACTGTCTGATGGAATGCACCAATTAACGCAGCAGTGAATGGAGCAGCAGCGAGGGCAGCCTTTTTAAATCCAGCTGCCACTCTCTTAGTTCGAGACTCTACCTGATCGGCACCTTTGTTGAATTTAGATGGGTCTAGACCAACGCTAACCACTAAACTCGCTAGTTCTTCATTCATTATTCTTCGTCTTCAAGGTTCTCTGGATCTAGTCCAGCTGCTATCAACATGTCCCGATAATAAGGCATATTTCTCTTGGTTTTAGCTTCTGCTAATGGATCAACTACTATTTCCTCAAACCCTTCAAATTTAGGCTTGTACCTTAGTTTACTAGCTAGGTCACTGTCCCAAGGCAACGCTGCATTATATTCCTCTAGGTTGTTACCTAGTTGCATTTTGCGATCTTCTCGCCATAGAAAGCCTCTCCATAGTTGTGTTAGTTCGGCTGGTCCTATAGCCCAGAATTGCTCATGTGTTAACTGGCACGGACCAAACGCTATTGCTTGGTTTTGCTCCCAGAAGCCTTTGTCTGCTTTCTCGGCTGCTGCTTCGATCTCGTGCCTGTCGAGTTTTTTACTGGTTCGTCACTCTCAGCCATTTTAGTCATTTCAGCAAGTAATGCTTCTTTGTCAATGCCCATTGTCTCGTATATTGCGCCGCTAACGGCTTCAGCAAGGAAAGTAAATGATATCCCGTCTACGAGAGCCTTAAACTCTTCCTTGGTAAGGGGATCACCCTTTGTCTCAAGTCCGAGCTTTAATAGATCGTAGACGTTTTTCGCCTTCATTGCCCATTCATCATCAGCTAAGTGGGTGAGTAATCTGGCTGCAGAACAACCTAGAATCTCTTCCACATCTGGTAATCCATCAAAACCGAAGTAAACTTCCCTAGTAATGCCGTCGTTGAACTCAACTTTGACCGGCATGACCGTCTTTTTCATGATACTATTTTTACTACTCATCTGTCTCTCCTAATTGGTTAAAATTATGGTGTTGCTGCTTCTGTTATGCTACTTGTACCAGCAAACGACGCGTTCCACTCTTGTGTTCCATCTTGAGCAGCCGATTCCGAATACGATGTTACTAGCATTTGACCTGAACTTGTTGAACCGAATGTGTCAGTTACTACCCCCCATAGATCAATGCCTGATGCTATAGCGTTTTCTACTAATACCAGTCCACTACTGGCTGCGCCTGATGAAGCGGTGACACCATCTGCGCTGAATCCCCAAGATGATATACCGATTATATTTTGCTGTACTCCGGAATTATCTCTTGTTGTTGTCTCGACAATACCATTTGTCCAATCGTATGATCCGTTACGTTGGCCTTTTAGTTCATGGAACGTGCCATCCGTAGCATCGGACACTGTGATTAAAAAATCAGTTCCTAATACTGCTGCCATATTAATTATCCTTTCTTAGGTCTTGACTAAAGCGTCAGTCCCTGTGATACTAAGGTTCCATGTTTGCGTGCCATCGTGAGCCGCTGAGGTACTCCAACTAGCGACTATACCGAGACCGGTATAAATCTCATTGTGGGTATCCGTGAACCTACAACCAATCACTGCTCTATCTGCTCTACCACTCTCGACTACCAACATACCGTCCTCCGCTGTGAATATATCCTGCTCAATATTGCCATCAGCAGTGAATGTCCAAGAGCGTGTTCCGTATATGCTGTTTGTTTCGCCATCGTCATCTTTGGTTGTGACGTCTATTGTACCGGCTGAGCGTTCAAATGACCCAGTTTTTTGACCTGGAAGTTCGTAAAACGCCGCACCAGATACCTCTATCTTTACATTGTAACCTGGTTGTGCTGCCATATTAATTATCCTTTGTGGTTATGCGGACCCGAACGATTCCATGTGTCACTTCGACATCTGCTGGGTCTCGTAAGACTTGCTTGAACTCTACATAGGTTCCAAAATTATCAGTGGTCCCTATGCTTGGGCTTTGTCTATGTAATTTGCTCTGTATTTTACTGATGATATCTTTGCACTGTTCTGATCCTGCTGTTCTACTATAAACGTGTAGTGTGCACGTTGTCTCGTTGCCCGTGGTGTTAGCTGTATCCCACGGTATCTCAGTGGCGTTGGATATAGTGATATATGGATACTGCGCCGTGTTAGGATTAGCATCATCTACCACTGGTACTCTTATCTCACCGACACCAAGGCTACCTGAATCCAGTGCAACCCATATACCGGACTGTACTGGCCATAGTTGACTTGCTGTTTCTGCAGCACTTGCTGCTGTCTCTTCTATAACTACGTTATCCCAGTATGCTCTATCTGTACCGATGAGCCATATGGTGCCTGAAGCACCTATACCAACTGAGAAGTCATCGAATATTAGCCGTTCCCATACACCTGTAGCAGATGTTTGGGTCCCACTAATAGTATATGAGCCTAGATCGTCTGTATACACTAGTTTGAGTGTTGTATTGTCGTCTTCTATGACAGTCTTTAGAACATCACATCGTGCTGTATATGTTGTATTTGATGCAAATGTTATTGCCTGTGTTAGGCCGGCATCTTCAGTTACTGTTTGCTGTAAGCCATATACTCCACTGAGTTTAGATGCTACACTGGCTAACTGGGTTAAAAGAAGCCCAGAACCAGAATACGGAGTCCAACCAGTGAGATCACCAGTTTCAAAACCTGGATTTGTAACTAGATTAGCCATTACGTGACCTTCCTGATTGCTACTCTACCGTCTGCTTTCAGTGTTCGTTTGATATATGCTTTATTTGCTTCAGTTGCTGGGAATAAGAATGGTTGTGCTGACATCTTACTTGTCCCATGCTCTACGTAGACACCGTAATCAGCACCTACAAATACCGCGCCCTCTAGATCAGATGGCGTGGCCTCTTTAACATCGATACTATCTCGTAGTTCGCCAGTGCGAACAGGAGCTAACCCTTTAGCATCACTCTCTACTTTATGGAGACCATCATTTACTCCACCTATGAGACCAGCGACTACAGCAGGTTCTAGTTTCTTCAACCTCTTCTGTAGAACATCAGTTCCTTCTAGTTTGAACGATAGCACTATAGTTCCTCTTCTACTCTAAGAACTTGTAGCATATTGCCTTCATTTACAGTGATTATGCGCTTGATATTGAAGATTCTATCGTTAAAGTTGATCCTCTTAGCTGTACTCAAGTCCGCATTGTACCATAGAGTGATCTCATGCGTTGTATAATGCTCTTCATGTTGATGGCGTTCTATTTCTCCGCCACCAATCGGTCTTATGCTACATGGTACGCCACTGGTTTCTACTGTAAAGTCGTTGGATGATACTCCACCTACTCCACGTCCAGCATCTTTACTCTCGATATCTATCGAGTGCATAAGGATAGGAATATTTAATGAGCTTTTACAGGCCATTACAGTGTCACTACCTTCCGTTTGTTCAGTACTCTATACGATGTCTTCGGCATACTATCTTCTGGACATATACCCTTATGAGCGAAGAATGCTGATGCTATTGTCATTATTGCTAGTTTAATATCTGCAGGAACGGCAGCTGCTGCACCGTAGCCACATGTATATCTAACCCTGAATGAATCATATGCTCTTATATCGGTTGGCCATGTCTGTCCCTGATTGAGTAGTACTCTACCAGGAGTAGAATTAGTATCTGTTGTGTAAACAGTACCACTAACCTCGGTCTCAGCATTGTCTGTGTCCGTTGTCCATATGCCAGATACTGAACTAAGTGGTGAATATGGTATTTCAACAAAGCCATAGCCAGGTAGACTTATACCTAAAGGCCAGCCAATATCCCATTTTATGTCGTTCACGTATCCAGGAGGGCCAGGAACTGAATCCCAGACTGCATCCCAGACTTGAGTTACGAACTTCTGTGCTACATAGTTCTCTGCCTGGAGCGTAGCAGCTGGTATATACGTACCAGATATTACTGAATCGAATGTAGTTGTGCCGGACGGTATGCCTATATGATCTTTAACTTCAGATGTAGTAACAGGCTGTTCAGACGCACCACTAACTAATACTACTTGCATGTTTACTCCAGATAAAATGGGGTGCCCGTTAAGACACCCCTGTTAGTTTAAGCGTTTACTGCTGTTGCTGCGTTAAGTGGGCCGCCCAATACCGCTACCGCACCAATAACTCCGGTTGCTACGCCAGTTTCTGTCAGGACGATACGGATATACCGCTTGTCACCTTCATAACCGACTGACTGAACACCCGAAGGGGCTCCTGCTCCAGCCGCACCCGAGATAACCACGAAGTCATCTGTAATGTCAGTTGCTGTTGCAGCATCACTAAGGGCTGAATTGTCACCCTCTTGCAGCGAAGGAGTAAAGTACTTCCCACCATCTAGGTCAGCCTGCGCACCATTATATATGACGACCATCGCACTCTGGTAGTCTAGGAGATCAATTATCTCACCAGACATAGAGGCTGTATGCGCCACTGGCACTGCCATGCTTTTGACCGTAGTGTTACTTCTTAGATCTTGAATCATACTCATCTTATTGTCCTTTCCATGTCAGCTGGATTAGCTAGCAGACACTTTCATTACGGTCCCGGCACTAGCGTTCTGCACTGCGCCACCAACTCGTTTACGGGCATCAAATTCTACTTGCCCTGTGTCCTTCAGTGTATACGGATCACGCATAACCTGAATTGCTGTTCTCTCTATAATCGTGTAAAGCTGTCTCATATCCGCGAACAGGATTGGATACGCATTAGCTGCGATATCGGCCATATCCGGTGTCAGAATGACAGGATAACCGTCGATCAGTAGAGGTATCTTCGAAAGCATACCATCTTTGAGCGCAAAGTTGCTTGCACCGTCGTAAAGAGAGATGATCTCAGCATACACTGATCTGTTCATGTAGAACGCACCATTACGTCTATACTGCTCTTTAACGTTAAGCGGCATTCTGCGGATTTGTCTTGGGTCTTCAATCGCTGTACCAGAAGCCGAAGCTATGTAATTGGCAAGCAGGGTTGTGTTTCTCATGAAACCTTCTGGTCTCAGATTACCACTACCACTAACAAACGCTGCATTCTCTGCTACTCCGAATGCCTCTGCAAATTCACTACGCAGTTCTGATTCCAGTCCTCGTGCATCCTCAAGAATCCAGTTTGATACAGGAATCTGAGCATACATTTCGTTCACAGGAACGTCTAATAGGCCATAAGCCGGATTAGTTGTCTCTGAACGTGTTCCAACTTCGCCCACCCATGATGCACCAGCAACAGTTGCTCTGTTACGGATCTTGACCGACGTGCTTCTTGTGTTTCTAACCTGAGCGTGTCGTCTGATGGGACTAAACTCTGAGATGTCCTTGATTATGCCATTAGCATAGTCAGGATCAACCAGGTATCCGGCTTGCGAGTCATTAGCGACTGACAGTGCACGAACGTCTAGCTCATCTAGACTATTATATGCTGATTCAAGCGACGTGGTATATGCTGAACGAGTTTCGTCATCTAGCATCTCCATCGTACCGTGTTGCATTCTTGTCATGAACGCGGTGTGTGCTCGTGTTTCTATTTCTTTTTCTGCTTTTTCTGTGTCGTTAACATCCGGTGCCTGCATTCTTTCAGCAACTTCACCGAGGTCACTACGAAGAAGTTCTACAGTACTTCTGAGTTCTGCGACAGCCTTGCCAGCTTCTATGGCCTCTTTAAGCTCTCCAGTTTTATCACGAAGTAAAATAGCTAACTCTTCATGCTGGTTTTTTAGTGCTTCGTCCATATAGGACTCCTTATTATGAGTTTAGTAAATCGATAAGAGATTGAGTTGGCTCATCTGGGGTTTCCTTGCCCCTTAACATGAGTAGTAGCTCGTTCTCTGTTTTCGACGGCTCATCTGGCTCTGGAGTTTCCTCTAAGTCCGGCTCGTTGCCACGAGTGTCCTCTGAAGTTGCCTCTCTTGTCAAGAGTGTCGTTAATGTGTTGATAACTTCTTGTGCTTGATCGCCTTGTTCTACTATCTGTTCATCGTCAGCGTGGATTAAACAAGACATTGCGTCTTGTACTGACCTCACTGAGATAACGCCTGCCCCAGGTACGGCTGGAAGTGTGACGAGGCTGACCTCAAAAAGCTTCACTTCAGTGATATGGGACTGGTTCTTCTGATCTAGGCGTGCATTGAGTATTCTGAACCCAATGGACACGCCATTGATATCGTTGTTTCTGAGTAAACTTAGTGTTTCCTGTGCTCGTTGTACATCTAGATTAAGTGCTGCTTCGAATTTAAGTCCAATGTTATCTTCTTCTAGTGATAATACCTTACCAATAGGTTCGTCTTGTTTGTGACTCCACAGGAGAGGCGTTTTCCTATTGCTCTTTAGTGTCTGCGTAAAGGACCGTCTGTCGAAGATAGTTCCTTTTTCGTCTAAGACACCCCATATGACAGCGTAGCCAGTGATAGCACCCTTTTCAGTACTCTCATCGTCTATGCTAATCGGTATCTCACGAATCTCAAGGTCTTTTGTCTGTGTATTACTCACTTGATTCTTCCTCTTCTACTTCTGGCTCTTCTGTTGGAGTCTGTGTAGCAAACTCGGTTCCATTGTCTTCGATACCTAATTCGATAAGGGCTTGTTCTCTTGAGATAAGACCTACTTTGAAAGCATCAGCTACTCTTTTCCACTCTGTAGATGCGTCTTTTTGTAGTACCGCTATCTCATCCATATTAACTTCAATAGATAAGTTAGTACTAAACTTGGGCACAAGCCAATAGTTAAGACCACTTAAAATCTTTTTGCTGTACGGCAAAACACATTCAGTCATGAAACTTTGCCGTGCTTCCTGATAATTTGAATACGTGGCCATCTCATGTATGCCAATAATCTCAGGTGGAACACGTAGTACACTACAAATCTTCTGAGTGGACATGGATAGACCTTCTAACCACTGTGCGTCCCTTGGACTCCATGCTGCTGGCTCATATGTGATACCGTCTCGTGCAATGAAGAACTTATCTGGGTTGTCTGATCCTGAGAACTTGGAACTTAGTTCAGATTTGAGTCGGTCTATGTCAGCTGGATCACTAGCAAGGTCGTCAGGTACTGTTAGTATGCCACCAATTAGACCACCAGTGCGTACTAGATTTAAATCCCACTCCATTCCTTCGTTACCGAAGTCTATTTGAAGTGCTGCTGATATAAGAGGGCTTTGTCCAACTAGTACTGAGTCGGGATTCAGCTCTTTTAAGTGCAATACTTCCTCAAATGTGTAGAACTTCTCACCCTTCTCGTCCTTCTTCCACCAGTATCCAGCTATTGGATTAACTTCATCACCTGCTTTTATGGTAACGTGTCGTGGATTCAGTAGCCATATGCTTCTAGGTGGAGTGTTGGTAAGCTCTCCTGCACCAACTACGTATGCGTTTCCTGCCAGTAATAGGTGAGATATGATCATTTCCATGAACTCATCACCTGTTTGCAGTGCATTTGGACGTGCTAGGAGGGCTTGTAGCTGCATGTTCTCGATTACATTGTCACCTGCTTTAGTCTGTAGTGTCAGGCCATTAATTGCAGCAGCTATTTCACCTATACAAGCGCGTACATCAGCGTTCTTATTGAACGCTTCTGATACCATCTGAGCAAAGGTCACCATCTCAGTAGGTGTACTGGTCATGTTGGTAACTACTACGCCAGCAGAGAAAGCACTACTATTATCAACAATACTTCGTTGTGCTTCAGCTTCTATCGTCTCTGTATCTACCATTGGCCCTAAACTATCAATCCATGCCTTCAACTTACCCATTGTACATATCCTTATACGTCTTTCTCGTACCATTCTAACTCGATTTCACCAGCAGCGGCGCTACCAGTTGTATTTTGTAGTATTGCTGCGAATGTTGAGTTGTTTGGTATAACCCATTCTTCTGGCTTTCCAGCTACTGAACCAGCGCCAATCTTCCTTCCGCCAGGTTGGACCATAGTGGGACCATACGTTACAGTTGGAGTTGTAAATATATCAACATAGGCATCACTACACTGATAGGTTATCACCGATGTGGATATTGTACCACTTGCTTTATTTCTACAGCTAGCAGCTAGCACTGTTCCAGAGATAGCAACACCGGAAGCTTGTACTCCAAAGAATTGACCTACATCTGGTGTTGAATCTGATGTATATAATTGAGCATTCCATGTAAAGTGCATGTATTTATCTGGTGGGGTCTCTATGGTCACTACTAAATAATCATCGTCATCTATTGCAAGGTCTAGATATTCCCAATTAAATGCTGTTCCCTCGTGTATCTCATGATGAGCATAATCTATAGTGATTAAACTGCCAGTTCTGTTATCAAGTGGGGATACGATAGTAGCGTCTGTAACACTGCCGGTTACCGTAGTGATCTCTCCGCTATTAACAGTAACGGGTAGCTCAATACTATCAACTATAGATATGTTGCCGCTTTCTACGACAACAGTACCACTAGAGATAGTAGTGTTGAGTTCATTGATATTAGAATTATTTACTATATGCCGGCGTAGGCTGCCAGTCCATACTGCATCTGCCATGTATGACCTTTATTTGGTGGAGTCTAAAAGACTTGCACTTCACTCTAGCGTAAATGCCAAAGACGTCGCTCTAGCACAAATACCAGCGAGTTCTATACGCTCAACCCCATTTTATCAGTAATTACTTTCATTAGTTAAGTTAGATAACTATTTACGATAAGTCAATAGACTTATGTTATTTATTTCTCCTAATACACCAGAGGTAAATTACTCGGTCGTTTGTTCTTGATCAACTGATTATATGCTATGACCATTGCATCCATTCTATCTGGACTGAAGTCTGAGTCTGGCTCCCAACCTAGCATTTGTTCTTCTAGCTCTGGATGTGTACCAACATGGAAACACATACCGCGTTCATACTCGGTTACTACTGGTGCTGCTCTAACAGTCTTGGACTTAGTGGATGGTACTAGCTCTACTTTAACACTCGGGTCCAGTGTGTGAATAACAACTGGCAGTGTGTTGCCGCCAATGTTGGATTCTATTGCGATGTAAGCTGCGTTGTGGGTATGATATTCCCATATAGCTCTTTCTGCCCATTCTTTAGGTCCACCTCGTAGTGATCTATCCGATAGCACGTAGTAGTTCTTATCGTGTCCTAGGGCCACTGTGACTATGCCTATCTCATCTGAGGTCGTCTTGTCTGTAACGGCCGGATCAACTCCGACGATAACTCTTTTAAATTCAAGTTCAGTTGTAGGGGAAACGTGCTGTATGATCTCTACAGACCATAGAGCATGTTCTGCTTCTTCGTGGACTATAGCCCATAGCTCTTGGTCACCGTATCTAGTCCCTTCGTATTCCGTGATGATAGCCTTGAAGAAAGATGGGTGAAGGTTTAGCTCGTTATCGTATGTTGGGCCCCCTGTTATTGTCGTATCTGATAGTCCCTCTAGTTTAGTGAGAAATGTGGACTTCTTAGGGGTGGTAGTCACAACTGCCTGTGGTTTCAGATCCCCATCTTTTCTCAATGTTAGTGTTAGTTCACGCCAGGCAACGTGTGGATATTGCCAGAACATGATTTCATCACACCATAGGGTGTCTATATTAGGACCACGTAGACCATCTGGTTTCTCAGCCGATTTAAGATAGCCTATTGCTCCATTAGGCCACACTAGTCTCGAATTAGACGGTTCGTATTTGGGCGTGAACCAGGGTGGAGATACAGCTAGAATACCTGCTGGTCCCTCCACCATGATGTCTCTTACTGCTGCTGCAGTTGGCCCAACTATTGATATTAGTCTTGCTCCTTCTGCTTCGACTCTGTGTCTGACCCATTGCGCTCCCGAAACCGTCTTACCAAAGCCTCGACCTGCTTTAATGAGCCAATAAGACCAATCACCATCTGGAGGTATCTGAGCCCTACGGGCACGAGCGATACCAGTCTTAGTACCAAACCAATCATAGTGTAACGCTACCTTTGCATCATCACTGAGTGTTTGTATAGCTTGTAGTTCAGTGATAGTAAGTTCGTTAAAGTGTCGGATCATCTAAAAATCCATATTCATAAATCTTAGGGCGCAGCCGGTCACGCAATTCTTTGTACTTAATTTTAAAATCAGCATATAGTTTAGTTGTGGCGGGATCTAGTTTAATGTTCTTATCATGTAATATGCCCATACGTAGTTGATGCCAGCCGGCATCCCATCTATCCGTTAGATGATATTTGGGTGGTGCTGAAGATCTATACTGCATAGTTACAT